TTACTGACCTCCGAAGATCGGCGACGTGCCGTTGTAGCTGAAGGTGATCGTGGACGGAGCAGTCGTGAGCAGTGCGGGTACAACGCCACCGGGCCAAGCGACATTGCCGCCGTTGGCTATCGTCGGCGGGAAGATCACAGCGAATCCCGCCGGCACGATGTCAACAGTGGCCTGCTGAAGGGTGCCGCTAAAGGTCGAGGTCGCGAAGCTCAGCGTGCAGTTGGCCGTGAGCGTGATGACGTAGCGCGTCGGCGTGGAGCTGAGGGTGATCGTCTGCGCACCGGAGCAGGTGCTGGAGACGACCGTGACTGAGCCGCCTGCGGGGGCCCACGTTCCATCCTCGCGGAGATAGCGCGTCGTGCCGGCGGTTGCGCCAGGGTCCGGGACGAGGCCGGTGGCGTGGGCGGAGCCGCTGGGGCCGAAGGCGGACGGGGTTGTGGGTGGCACGCACGGCGGGATGTTCAACGTGCCGGCGATGAGCGTGGGAACACCGCAGTTGGTGCCACTGGAGGTCGTGAGGCTGGTGACGGCTCCGGGGGCGAGGATGGGCTGCCAGAAGGCCGACGTGGCGGCCGGCGTGGGGGGTGTGTTGCCCTGGTTGAGGGCTGTGCCGGTCGAGATGAAGCTGGAGCCGTTGTAGAGCACGATCGCGCCCTGGCCGTACGGCGTCGACGGCGAGTAGGTGCCCCGGTAGGTGACCGCGATGACGGTGGTCTGCGCGGCGACGGGCGCGGGGGCGGCGGCGAGGCCGGCGAAGATTACGAGGGCGAGCAGGATGCGCTTCATGGGTGGGCCTTTCTATCGGTGCATCGTGGACAGCTAATACGTGAACGCCGGAGCGCCGTAGGTGATAGTGAGGAGCTTGGTGACGCCGTCGCCGGTGTCGGCGATGGGCAGCGAGGCGACCGCGCCGGCGCTGCTGGAGAGCTGCACGAAGGTGAGGCCGCCGTAGGCGTCGAGGTTGACGCGCCAGTAGACGCCGGCCTGTGCCTGGTCGGCGAGCACGATGGACGAGGCGGTGCCGGTGTTGACCAGGGTGAAGGTGGGGACGTTGGCGAGGATGCGGACGGAGAAGAGGCTGCCGGCGGCCGAGGCGATGACCTTGAAGGTGGCGTTGCCGGCCAGCGGGACGAGTGCTCCGTTGGCGACGATGTAGACCGCGCCGGTGACAGAGTCGATGAGCGTGGCGGGCGTGCCGGCGGGGCCTTGCTTGCCGACCGGACCCTGGAAGGGAGCGATGTTGGCGGCGATGCTGTAGGGGTTGGCCTGCGGGAGGAGCGTGTAGTTGTCGAGCGACCAGGTGTCGGCGAGGATGGCGATGTCGAACTGGTCGAGGACGACGCGGTTGCCGCCTGCGGGCGTGGTGGCGGTGGCGGGGCTGGTGTCGCGGACGGTGAAGCGGTAGCCGACGGGGATGGAGGTGCGGTCTGTGCGCGGCAGGCAGAGGAGCTGGGTGATGGCTCCGTGGACGATGGGCACGGTCCAGGGGCGCATGAGGCCGGTGCCGATGGTGGGGACGCTGTAGCTGATGGCGGCGTGGCTGGCGTCGGTGGCGATGACGGTGAGGACGCCGCTGGCGAGGGGGTTGCTGCCGCCGATCTGCGTGGCGGTGACCTGCGCGAGGTTGGTGGCGCACTGCGAGTACGCTGCGGGCGCGGCGGCCAGTGTGGCAAGTGCGGCGAGGGGCAGCAGGGATAGGACGCGGCGCATACTCGCAGCCTAGCGGCGGCGGGGCTCCCTTGGAGGCGCAGTGGCTATAGCTGGTGCATCTGACGCACGTTGGTGGTGGACGTTCTTGGATAGCTTGTTCCACTCGTCGGCGAGACGCAGGATGCTCTCGTAGATGATGAGGTATGGGCTGTTGCGCCGCCGCCGCTTGAAGCCCTCCAGGTCGCCCTCCTCGACCATGCGAAGAATGGTTGACTGCGAGCAGCCGAGCAGCTCGGCGGCGCGCGTTGTGGATACCGTGCGACCCGGATGCCAGGGTAGCAACAGTTGCGGTGAGATGTCGTGACGAGAGGCCTTGCGGTGGATCATCCGTTGCTCCAATCTACCCAGAGGCCGCGATCCTGCAGCATCCCTTTGAGTGCCCAGCGAACGCGGTTGGCCTGCTTCATGCTGCGGATCTCTTTGGCAGGCTTGATGGGTGAGGACTTCGACTGCAGCCACGCATCGAAGCGGGCCTTGTCCCAGCCGAGGCGCTGGTAGTAGCTGGCGATGGTGGTGAGGTCGTCGGCGCTGACGATCTCCGGCCGCTGGGCGTAGACGGTGTCGTCCTTGCGGCCGTCGACGCCGGCGCGGTGGGCGGACTCCGCGGTGCGCTTGCGGGGCTGGGTGGCCTTGCTGCCGGGCTTGAGCGGGGCGCGGTGGCCCAGCTCGCCCTGGGCGGCGTCGATGAGCATCCGTGCCTCGTCGAAGCTGAGGGCGTTGAAGCTGGGGATCGTGCGGCCGGTGAGCTGGCCCGCCCAGGCGAGACGGCCCTCGCGACCGCCGTCGAAGCCGACGACGGTGGAGGCCATCTGTGAGCAGACGGTCTGGAGGCGGGTGAGCTGGAGGCGGGTGATCTTCATGCGCACGGTCCTCGATGTGAGTTGAAGATCTCAACACATTCGCGAGAGTCGAAGAGGATCTCGACATGGCCGACATTTATGGAGTACAAAACGTTACCAATGTAAGTCGATGCACACTGAGCACATTCGCCCCGGCTGTTACGGAGAAGCCCGAAGCGCAGCCTATCCTTCGGGGTCAGGCCGCAGCTCAGCTGGTACGACTCTGCCTGCTGCCTTTGCTGCCTTTCCTTTTCGCTGGCGCTTGCGAACAGCGCAGCGACCGTTGCAGTTGAGGCAAGGGCACCCGTGCTTGCGGAGGTATTCGGCGACTCCGGCGAGGACGGCATCGCGGAACTCCTGTCGCTCGATGCGCTTGCGTTCAGCGTAGTCAGCGGTGGCGCACTTGGTAGAGCAGAATCGCTTGGTGCCTGTGACTTCTTTGCCGCAACCTCCGCGCTGACAGATCCGCATGGTGCCTGTGGTTCTCCTTCCGCAGCCTGGTGCATGTGGACGCCCAGGATGCTGTAGCCGATGATGTCGTGGTAAGGGCTCTCGCCCAGGGCGTCGCGGTCGGTGGCGATCCGCATGAGCTTGTCCCAGATGCGGACCAGGACGAGCGCGTCCGCCATCTGGTCGATGCCGATGCCGTTGGGGTACAGCAGTCGCATGGCAGCGCCGGCCGTGGTGAAGGACGAGCCGTAGGCCCGGTTCTTCTCCTCGGTGATCGCGCCGGCTGCGGTGCCGATCTGCTGGAAGGTCTTCATCGGGTGTGTCCTTTCGGTTGCGCTTCGAGCCAGCGCTTGGCGGCGTTGACCAGGGTGATGAGGTCCATGCGGAGGTCTTCGGCGTTCTCGCCGTCGCGGATGGCCCAGGCCTGCAGCGTGCCGTCGCAGAGCACGAGGACGGCGCGGGCGCTGTGGCGCTGGGCGAACCAGCTGGCCTCGCGCTCCACCAGCTCGGGCGTCTGCGCCTCAGTGAGGTTGCCCTTCGGACCTTCGGCCTTCTCGCGGCGGGCGCTGGCGGAGCTCGTGCAGGTGCGGCCGTGGACGATGGCTTCCTCGCGCACGTCGCCGGCGACCTTCGGCGGATCGCACGGCAGCTTCCTGCCGTGCGTGGTGATCCACCACTCGATGGGCGCGCGACAGCTGCTGCAGGTGCTATTGCCGGTGTGGCGATAGCGGGCCTGCAGCATCTGTTCGCGGTTGGATGGAAGTCCCTTGCTCACGGCTAGGCGGCCTCGGCTTCGTAGGCGGTTTCGTCGACGAACTCAGAGGGGTGCTCCGCGGTCGCAGCGGCGAGATCATCGCCGGCGTCGCCAAGGTCGCGAGGGGCCTCTGCGATGACCATCTCCGCCACCGGGTTGAGTGCGGCGTCCAGGTCGGCGATGAGCTTGGCGAGCACCGCCTGATGACGCATCTCGACCGCGATCTCAGCCACGCATTTGTCCCGGAGCTCGATGAGCTGGTCGATCTTGCTGTCTGTGGCGGCGAGGTTATGCTTCGCGAATGCCAGCGTGCCGTCGATGCCGGGCTTGTGGGTGACCTTGACGGTGACGGCGAGCTTGGACGGCTTGGCTGCGGGAGCTGCGGGTGACGGGCAGCCGTCCTGGTGGCCGTTGGCGTACTCCTTGCCTTTGCTGATGAGGTAAGCGCTGAGCGGCGTGCCGCAGCCGCCCTTGCATGTCTGGTTCTCCATAGGTTGTTTCCTCGTTTCCTTCGGGGTGGATGGTGCGTGGGTGGAGCGCGCGGGCTTCGCTGGGCGAGGCGTACGTGCGGTGGGGCTTGGGGCGGGGGTGAGCTTCTTCGGCTTCGCCTGGCGAAGGTTGGCGACGCTGAGCGTGCCGCGAATCGTCCAGGGCCGGTCGCGCGCCTCGCGGGCAGCCTGCTCGGCGGCGTCCTTGGCGCGGATCTCGTCGGTGATCTCGATGGTGCGGCAGGGCGCAGGCGGGTAGGCCGCCGGATCCTGGAAGTCCCAGGGATCGACGATGACCTTATTGTTGCTGTTGATCGTGCCGTAGACGCTCATCGGGTGGCCTTCTTTCTGCGGCGTGCTGCCTTCTTGGCTGCCTTCGACTTCTTCCAGGCCCGCTCGACGGCGGCGCGGGGGTTCTCCATGAACTTCAGGTGGGCGATATGGGCGTCGATCCAGCGGCCCTGCTGCTTGGCGACCTTGGCGATCTTCAGGCATGTCTCCGGAGACGCGCCCTGAACAAACAAGAGCCATTCCAGCCGCTCGATGACGCCGCTCTTCGAGGCTTTGCGCAGCTCGACCTGCCATTGTTCGAGCGGCCCGATGTAGCCAGGGAGGATCACGCTAGACCTCCTCCACGAAGACGGGGCAGTCGTCGGGCATGACGATCTGCAGGTTGACCGGCTGGAAGGGCTGCCGGAAGGTGAGCTGCTGGAGGACGATGTCGGCACCGTTGGCGAGCGCTTCACGTTCGATCTCGGATGGCCGCCAGCGCGTAATCATCGGGCAGTCACGGCGGTCGAGGTACACGGCCGGCAGCGGCGTGTATTCGGGTTGGCCTTTGCCGAGCACGATCTCGATGGGCTCGGAGCCGGGCATGACGGGGCTAACTGGGGTCATCGTCGATCTCCTTCACGAACCATTCGCAGCCGTCTTCCGGGCAGGTGATGTAGCTGCCGATCCCGCCGCCGAAGGCGAAGCCGTAGCCGTGGTCTTCGTCGGCGAGCTTTGCCAGGCACAGCGGGCAGCGCTCGGTGTAGTCAGGGTCGGAGAACTGGACAGGGCCGCCGATGATTCGTGGCATTGGAGTCGCGCCGCAGAACCCGATCTCAATGGGGCTATCGAAGTTCTTACTCACTGGCCACCTCCGTCTTCTTGCCCTTCCATACGAAGTTGAAGCAGCCGGTCCCGATGCTGACGAGCGAGTACTCCTCATCGGGGAAGAACGTCTCCAGCTTGTCGGCGGTGTCGGCGATCAGGCGTTCGATAGCGGACTGGAGGAAGCACTTGCCGTTCGGAGCGCGATGACGGTGTGTGCTGAACGTCTTGCCGCCGACGTGGAAGATCTTGATCGTTACCTGCCGAACGGCTTTGGTCCCTGTCACGGCGACGCCGGCCATCGCGGCCTTGTCTGCCTGCTCTTTGCGTTGCGAACGTGGGGCTCTGGGCTTCATCACTGGCCACCTCCGCCGTTGGCTTTGGGGACGGTGAGGTAGACCTGGTACCAGTCGGTGGCGATGGCGTGCTGGGCGTCGGCGAGGGGCATGGCGTTGGTGCAGACCTGGCGGTGCAGCCAGTTCTCGACGACGTCCTTCTCCTTCGCGCCGGGACGCGGGAAGTAGGGCTGCGGCCAGAGGTTGGCGGGGTCGTTGGTGCCGCCCAGCTCCAGCGAGATCAGGTGGTCGATCTCGACCTTCGTCCCCACGCAGTCGGCGCGGGCGATCCCGTAGGCGCGGCAGACCTTCTGCTTCACGCTCTCCGGCACGTTGCGCACCGTGCCGGTGTGGAAGCTGGGCGAGCAGAGCGTGGCCTGCGGCGTGCTGCCGGCCGCGCCGGGGGTAACGGTGAGGTCGTTGAGGACGGCCGGGCCGTTGGTGCGGTAAGTGGCTGTCGCTGGCTGGGTGACGAGCGTGGCCACGGCAAAGTCCATGGTCAGCTTCGCGAAGGCGTCCGTATTCCGCGTGAGCTGGGCGCGGTTCATCTCTGTGAGCTCGTTGTCGAGCGCTTCGAGCCGTGGCCAGATGGCATCTTTCTCTTCAAGGGTGGGCGCATCCCAGTAGGCTTTATTGAGCGCAACGAACTGAGCGTGGAGCTGCGCATAGGCTGTGGCGGCCGGTGCGGGCTGCTGGCTCCAGCAGCCAATCGCGAGCAGCAGCATGAAGATCAGGACGGTGGCTTCGAGTACCTGGACGCCGAAGGTGGGATAGCGGTTACGCTGCATGGACGTTCTCCTCTGGGGTGGGGTTGGTGAGTTCCAGCTCGATGGCGAGCTGGCCGTACAGTTCAGCCATCGCGGCGCGGCCCAGAAGGACGCGGGCGACCTTCAACATGCTGGTGCCCTGCTTGAACAGGTATTGGGCCGACTCGTGCGCTTCGGCCGCGGTGGCAATCAGGTAGTAGCCGCCGGGTGTACCGCGCGACGCGCCGAGCTGCACCTTGAAGTTCTTGCGGAGGTCGCTGACGATGCCCTTCACCTGGCGAGCGTCGATCTGCGCCAGGAAGCCGAGCTCCGAGAGCGAGATGGCGTTCGCCTTGCCGACGCGCCCGCGCACCGCCTGCAGCACCGCGCGCTCGTCCGCACTGAGCGGCCACGGGCAGTTGCGCCCGGCGAGCACGTTGTCAACGTGGTTGCAGACCTGGATGGCGAAGTGCGTGAGCAGGCTCATGCCGCCACCTTCCCCTTCTTCTGCGCGGCGAGCTTTTTGGCGTGGGCTTCCTGCTCGCGCTGGTGCTTGTTCTGGGCTTCGAGCCGAGTGAGGAAGTCGTGGCGCGGGCACATATCGGCACCGTCGTGGCAGGCGAGACGGCAGGGCGTTTGGAAGTGCTTGTTGATGATGTAGGTGCATCCGCGTTGCATGATTGCCTCCTCGGTGCTGGCGTACATCTCGATCGGTGTTACGGCTCGTTCTGCTTCACTCAGCCGGTTGTGGAGTTCGCGCTGGCAGCGCTTGCACAGCTCCACGTTCATCTCCATGGCCACCACCGTCCGCGTCCCACGTCCGCCTCGGCAGAGGTGAGCGCAGCGCTGGGCGGCCGCCATCTAGGCAGCCCTCCAGTTCTGCGGCCGGAGCGGCGGGGCGTCGGTGCGGGCGTAGACGACGGTCTCCTGCAGGCGATCGGCGAAGCGGAGCAGCTCCCAGGCCGACAGACCGAACGGCAGCGCGATCCCGGGGATCTTCTCCAGCCGGATGACGAGTTGGCCGGCCTCCAGCTTGTTGGTCTTGCCGCGCGGCCACGACATCCGCTGGTCGAAGTCGCCCTGGCTCCAGCCGCGCTGCTCGCGGAGGATCTTGACGGCCCGTGCGAAACGGAGGTTGATGTTCATCGTTCGCCCCCGGGCAGCGTGTGCTGGTGGCGGAGCGGTGCAGCGGTTCCCCGCGCGAAGCCGGTGCGGAAGGCGACGCTATCCCTGGGCCGCGTCACAGTGCGCGTCGTGACGCGGATGGCGTTGGCTTTGTAGGTGGCGAGCTCTTTCTTCTCGCTCTCTACGCGGATGAGCCCTTGCTCGCCGGACGCTTGGACCGTCACTTCCTTCTCGCGGGCCAGCCGCATCATGATCGCGGTGGCAAAGCCGAGCAGGAAGCGGGCGCGCAGCTTGAGCGGGTGCATCCGCGACCGCTTCGACATCGCAGGCATGTCGTCCTTCACGAGCTGCACCGCCAGCGTGGAGAGGAAGCGCCAGATACCGATGGCGATTGCTCGATCGTTCCCACGCCCGAAGAACAGCAATGCGCTGGTCCCCGTGATAGTGACCACGTCGCACATGCAAGCGGACGCGGCCGCCTTGGCCAGCATCCCGCTCCAGTCCTCGGCCCGCTTGACCGGTCGGGCCGAATGAGCGCCCTCATGTCCGAGCGGGTCGGCGTGCATCTCCACATCGCTCATCTCCAGCTTGTGCCGCATGAGCAGCTCCTGGATCTTCACGGCGAAGGCCTCAGCCTCGGCCAGGTTGCCGATGCTGCGGGCGCTCCGCTCGTGCTCGATGAGCTTGCGAATCTTCTCTGCGATCTGCATCACGCCACCGCCGTTTCTGAGGCCGCTTCAAACGCATTGTCTTCGTCGCGGATCTCGATCCAGCGCGGGTGAGCCGGGTGAATGTTGAGCAGGCCACGGAAGGCGAGATAGTCCACCTCCTCGGAGAGATCGAGCGAGGATGTGTCGAGATCCCACCACGTCTCCAGATATTCGGTCGGGTCTTCGGGATCGACCGGGTTCAGGCAATGGCACTCGATGACCGACTGCGCCTGCTCGAAGGCCAGGGACTGTTCGAGGGTGTCGAGCTCGAAGGTGTCGGGGTTCTCTTCGAGCCACGCGTGGACACGACAGTGGAGCGCGTAGGCCGGCGAGAACGAGCTTGGCTGGTGGTCGTCCGCATACTCCTGCAAGAGAGCGCGGGCCTGCTGGTAGCGGGTGAGGGTCGAGGTCATGCCGCCACCTTTCCGGCCTTGGCAGTCTTAGCGGCCTTGCGTGCGGCCTTCTCTGCGGCGATACGCTCGCGCTCCTGGACGACCTCGCGGCGCTCGACCGTGAGTGACGGTGTGCGGCTGACCGGGCGAAACGAAGTGGCGGCGAGGCGCTGAATCTCCTCAGCGTGTTTCTTCGGCCAGGGCGTCGTTGCGATCGCGGTGTTGTAGGTCGGCGCGAGTGAGTACTCGACGCGGCGGACGAAGAGTGCTGGGAACATGCGCGAGCAGCGCGCCTTGGCGAGCACAAGCTCCAGCTCGACGACTTTGGCGTCGTTCACCTCCACGCCGATCGAGGAGGTTATGGTTGCGATGAAGTTCTGGCACTCGATGCGCCGGGACTTCTCGGCGTTGGTGGGGACGTAGCCATGCTGGTCGACGGCGGCCTGGATGCGGGCCTTGATCGTGTCGGCCTTCTGTTTGGCTTCCTCCTGCAGAATCCGCCACTGCAGATAGTTGGCGCAGTCCGCGTCGAGCAGGTGCTTGTCGAGCGGGGTGAGGCTGGTGGTGGTTTCGAGGGCTGTCATGGTCGATAGGGCTCCTGGTTCGGTGGGCGGTGCGAGGGTTAGAAGCAGGTGATGTCTTTGTCGGGGAACGTTATTTCAAGCGAGCTGTAGCCGATCTCTCGGGCGGCGTTATAGATCAAGTTCGCGAGCCGCTCGCGGCGTCCGTTCATCTCGCCGGCATTGAGGTGGCCATCAGAACTTTCGCGAACGTGGATTTGGAGACGGCTACAGCCGTCAATGGCGGTCAATAGGAATTGGCGGCCTTCAGGGGCGTTTGGTGTCTTATTTTTCATGGGAGTCTCCTCGTGCGGTTGGCTTGCGTTGGGGTGGGATTAGGCGGCGATCTGCGTGCGCTCGTCGGGCTTGGACTGCGGGTGGCGCGACGGCGAGAAGCTGCGCTGCTGGGCGGCCGGGGCGAAGGTAGAGCGCTGCGAGCCGGGAGTGTAGGACCGCTGGAAGCGGGGCGGGGCGGTGAAGTTGCCGCGCTCGACGTAGCGCTTGAAGAGGACGTCCGTGCAGTACTTGCCGCAGGCGAAGGCGGTGTGCAACAAGCGGCCGCTGCCGGGGCTGCGCCGCAGTTCGCGGCTGTAGCGGCTGAGGACGAGCTGGCCGAACTCGTCGACGGCGAGCTGCCGCCAGCCTTGGCGCTGGCCGTTGGGGAGCGACTTGCAGTTGCAGGCGTTGCAGGTGAGCTGGGGTGCGGGCATCGGGATTCTCCTTCTGGATCGGGGGTGCGGGTGGGTGGGGCGTGGACGGTTACGGCCGGGCTGCGTGGCCTTCAAGGATGATGGTGAGCAGACCGCCAAGACAGCCGAAGACGACGGCGGCGATGATGAGCAGGAAGACGATGGCGAAGACCTTGTCCGCGCCCCGGATGAAGGCGGCCGCATCGACCGAATCGACCCAGGCCTCGAAGCGGGCCGGGGCGTCCTGCAGCCACCACACGGCGCGGCGGAGGCTGTACCAGGCGATCTGGAGCCCGATCACCGCGACCAGCGCCCGGACGAGCCGCTTCTCTCTCGTGAGAGCGTGATGCTTCGCGGTGAGCGCCACGACCTGTTGGCGGGTGAGGACTCGCTCCTTGACGAGGGCAGCCTGTTCACGCGCCAGCTTGCAGCGGACGCACGGGCACGGGATGACTTTGCCGGTGCCAGCCTGGCGCTCGTGATCGACGCGCTCGGCTTGCCCGTAAGGCCGGTTGAGCCAGCGCTGCACGGCGGGGTTCTCCAGTGGAGTGCGAGGCTGGAGCTGAAGGTCCTTCGGATCGATGGCTAGGTTCATACGGTGGCTCCTTCCGCCTCAGCTTCAAGGCGCTTGATGGCGGTGATGGAACGAAAGATCCTGCGGACGCTGAGGTAAGTGCGGCTGGCGTCGCGGGAGTAGATGTCGCGCGTGGTGGCCTCGGCGACGATGGTGTCGATCTCGTCGTCGGCGATGCCGGGGCACTCGGCGGCGAGGATGGCGCGGGCGCAGGCCGGGCTGATGCCCTGCAGCTCGATCCCGGCGTCGATCCGGGAGTTGAACTGCTCAAGCTCGGCCGCGTGCTGGTCGAAGAACTGCTTCAGCCGATGCGACCCGGCGAACAGCAGCCCGAAGCCGGTGTCGGTCTCCTGCAGCTCGCGCAGGGCCTCCAGCGCCTCGATGCCGCAGAGTTGGGCCTCGTCGAGCACGATGACGGTGCGCGTGTTGCGCAGCCGGTCGCGCAGGCTGTTCATGCAGGTCTGCAGCGTGCGGCCGACGTGCGCTCCGACCGCCTTGCAGATCTTCGCGACCAGGTCGCGGGGCCGGATGCCGATGGACGCCCGCACGTAGAAGGCATAGTTCTTGCTGCCGAGCCCCTGCTCGCGGCGGTTGAACGCGGCGACCAGCTGCTCCAGCACGAAGGTCTTCTGCGATCCCGGCGGCCCGTAGACGTAGGCCATCGACTGATAGCGGTGGCAGTGGTCGAAGATAGCGCGGATCTGGGCGACGTTCTCGGTCTCGTAGAGCTTGCCCTCGCAGGCGACGGCGACCTGCCCGACCGGATTCTGCCGCATGGCGAGCTCCATGGCCTCACGGATGCGGGTGTCGCTGGCCGGATAGGTGCCGTTGAGGACGGACTGCACGGCTGCGAGCGAGCGGCCGCAGAGGCGGGCGAACTGCGGTGTATCCATGTCCGCGACGGCCATGTAGTGGCGCGCGCGGGCGATGGTGTCGGTGAGTGCGATCGATTCCATTACTTCACTCCTTGCCGCCGCGCCATGATCTGCGCGGCGATCTCGTTGGGGTACATGCGGGCCCGGTGGGTGGTGGCGATGTCTGCGCTGGGTTTGCGCGGGGTGATGCGGGTCTCGGGCGATGCGCTGGGAGACATCGCGCCGAGGAGGTCGACTGGGTGGATGACACCGATCTGCTTGGCCCCTTTGGTGATCGTGGTGAGGCGGCCTTTCAGCGACCGCACCATCGCCCCGCGCATCTGCGTCATCTGTTGGATCTGCAGCTTCGTCTCGGGATCGTCCGGGGCCTGGCGGGCGAGGCGCTTGGCGGGCAGCATCGTCAGCACGCGGTTCTCGGCATCCAGGACCGCAATCTCGCTGGGGTCAAGCCGGTCGTAGGCGATGGTGACCTTCTTCTTCTTGCCGGTCAGGTCGAGCATCACCTGAGCGGCGTAGCCATCCTCGTAGGGCGCGTACTCGATCCCGTTGAGGACGATCTGGCACTCGGAGACCGTGCGCGTGGTGTGCTCCCAGAGCAGCGGAGCCAGGTCTGCGGCGGTGGGGGCCGGGCGCTGGTTGGGGTTGCGCTCCTGCTCGAAGACCTGCCGTGGCGAGCGGCCGTCCATGCCCTGGCCTTCGTGGTCCGGCGTGTTGTGGTAGATCTCCAGCCAGTTCTCAAAGGCGCGGATGAAGTCGCTGGCGAGTGGGTGGTGCGACTGCGTGAGGTCCTTGCGGCGCATCGCCTTGCGGTGGACGGCCATGAGCGCGGCGGTGTTGTCCGGCCGCAGGCTGGGCTTGCCGGCGGTGTAGGTTGGCCAGAGCTTGCAGTACTCTTCGTGGACGCGGCGGAAGAACCGCTCGACGTGCTTGGACTGCGGATGGCGGACCAGGCAGTTGGTGACCTGCATCCCTATGCGGAAGCAGATGCCGGTCTGGTCGATCCGCGCGAGCTCGCGGAGCGCCCACTCGTCGGCCTCGACGCTGCCGGGCTGCATGTAGCCCGGAACGGCCCCCTTGCCGACCTTGAGGTAGTCCTTACCGTTATCGCAGTAGAAGTTCTCGCAGGGGCCGTGGGTGAGGACGGCCATCCGCATGGCGCTAGCGATGGAGTCGCTCGAACCTTCCCAGCAGATGCTGAAGCCGGTGACGAAGCGGCTGCGGTAGTCGATGATGGCGGTGAGCCGCAGCCGGACGGGTTCGCCGATTGGAGCGCCGGGAACGCAGTCGTTCATGACCTCCACGTCGAAGATCATGTGGTCGCTCAACCACCAGGCGTTGGCGTACTCGGTGTAGCCACGGCTGATGTACGGCAGCATCGCGGCGGCAAACTCCTCGCGGCCCTTGCGCGCGTAGGACTTGAGCGCGGGGGTGACCTTGTCCAGGAGGTTGCGGACGGTGTTGTAGTGCGGGAGATCGGCATCGGCGATGCCGACCAGCGAGCATTGAAGCTGTAACATGCGGTAGCAGGCCTTGACGCTGAGGCCGGGGTGGATGCCGTCGCCGAGATAGAGATGGGCCAGGAGCCAGGCGCCGCGGACGTTCTCCGGCCTCTTGAAGTACTGGCTGCTGCCGGCGTCGGCGCGCTTGCGGCGAGCCAGCGCTGCGATACCACCATCCTTGCGAGCTTTCAGCCATCGCCGAATGGTGCGAGTGCTGACGGGATCGCCGTTTAGTGCACTTCGCTCCGCCTGGTACTGGATCATGCGGGTCTTGCTGTCAACCGGCTTGCCATTGAGTAGCCGGTGATTTGGGTCCAGAGCATAGACCCGGCGCGCGTAGGGGTCTTCCATGTCGCGGATCTTCTTGAGAATCTCGTCCCGGCGCTCAGCCTCGGTGGTCTGCGCCGGGGCGAGCCGCACGCGGGGAGTGGCGCGGACGAGCTGCGGCGCGTTGAAGAGCGGCAGGGACGGCTGCACGGGCAGCGCCAGCTTGGCCTGCTCGGCCTGGTAGCGCTGCTGCGCCTGGGCCGGCAGGCTGCTGAGTAGATACTCCATGGCGAAACGGCCGTTGGGGAGCTTGGCTTCGGTCTCGCGGGCCTGTACGCCGCCGGTGGCCACCAGGTGGCGCAGCCAGCGCGCCGACCAGCCGCACATCGTTAGCACACGATCCGCGCTAAGCCAGACCTCCGGAGCTGGCACGCTCGGCGGCAGGAACGTCATGGGCAGGGCAAGGGCGGCGCTCATCGGGCACCGCCTTTGATCGCAAGGTTGAGCCGGTCGAACTCGGCGTTGGCACGCTCGCGCTCCACGTAGGCGCGACCGATGTCGAGCAGGCGCTGCTCTTCTTCGCTGATGACGATGAGGCCGGCGCTGCGGGCGCGATCGCGGATCAAGGACAGGTCGCCGACGGCCTCGCAGAAGGCGCGGTCGAACTCCGCGGGCCAGCGGCGGTCGGTTTGGCTCTCGGCAGTAAATGCGAAGAGCATTTTCTCTGTTACCGTTCGCCCGAGCAGGTAACTCATCCGGTCTGCAATGACTTGGCGGCTGAGATGGCTCTGTTTGATACACCGCACGAGGGTCTCGCGAATTACCGTTGCGTCGTCGTAGTTACCCGGATCGGCCGCTCCGGCGAGAGATATGGGACCTGGGACAGGGAATTTTTGCGGGAAATTCCCTGATGACGGACGGGGGGCGCTCCTGAGAGTCTGGGGGTGCGATGAACTCACTTAGCCACCTCCGCTCTGCAACGAAGCATCTCGTCGCGCAACGCGTACCAGAGATCATCGGGGTTTCCACCGAAGCGCCAGAGAGCCGTGATCAGGCAGCCTGCCACGTTCACTTTGTGTTCGGCGGCTCTTATTCCTTTTGTGGAGCGGCTATCCGCTATGCGTTGCGCAAGCTCCAGATCGCCATCGGCCATCTCAATAGCCAGTGCGCGCACGATGCTCGAAGGCATGACGTTCAGCTTGAGCAGGTAGTCACACTCTCTGGCCCAGTTCAGATTGAAGTTGACGAGAAGGAAGCGGCGAGGATCGAAGATCCTGGGGTGGCGAAGTCTTCCGTACCGACTCTCATGAAGAAGTCCAGGAAACCTGTCCACGAGCGGTACGATCAGCTTCGGCTTTGCGGTTACATCGACGCGATTGTCGAGCCGATCCTCCAGCGACACATACTTATCGCCAGTCATCACGACCAACGCCATCGCGGTCAGCAGTGTGCCGAGCATCTCCATGCGGGACGGATTGGCAGTTGGTGTCATGCCGCACGCTCCAACTCCTGCGTGCGCTCATTTCGGGCATGGTATGCAAGCACCAGGCGGTCGATCCGGCGGTATTCAGCCTTCAGGGCGGACTCGACACGCGGGGAACGGCGCTCCCCGTTTGCCACGCGGAGGACGTGCGAGCGTCCACTTTCAGAAAGGCCCAGCTTGCGAGCTACGCGGCTGTAAACGCCGCGCATGAGCTTGACTCGATAAAGGTCGGGATGGATCGCGTAAGATGTAGCGGCAGCTTGCTGCGGTTGCATGAGAGCGAGACTAAGTCCATAGCCCATACATGTCAAGGGGAATCTGTGCCTGAAAATGACAAAGTTCCAAATTGGGCAGCCTTCATCAAAAACGCGCGTCTGAGGCGCAAGATGAGCCAACAGTCGCTGGCGGAGGCAGTAGGAACAACACAGTCAAACGTTGCCAAGTGGGAGCGGGGGGCCTACAAGCCATCGCCCCAGCTCTTCCTAAAGTTGTCAACTGTTTTCGAGGGAGAGTTCGAGATGCCGGCTTTTATGGAATGGGGGGGCGTTCCGAAGGAGTACTTCCTCGGCGCGACCCAACCCAACATGATGCCGACAGTCGTAGCGGAGGCCGCGATCCGCGATGCACAGATGTCTCGCGCTGTTGATCTGGCAGCAGCAGGTCTTCTGAAGGAAGGTGATATTCGGATGGTGCCCTTGCTTCGCGATCCCGCTGCAGCAGGTACGCCTCACGCCATCGACGAGACGGTGATTGAGCGGCTTGTTCCCATCCCAGAGGATTGGCTGCCGTCTGGCGGCGAGCTGTTTATGCTCAAAGTCGAAGGTGATTCGATGTCCCCTGTCATTCTCGATGGGGCTCTGGTGATCGTCGACGTGTCGCAGAACGACCCGCGCAAGCTGGCCAACGCTATCGTGGTAGCTAACGATGGGGGCGTTGCTCTCAAGTGGCTCTGCGAGGACCGGGGCACGTACCTGCTGGCTCCGAATTATGTTTCTGCGAGCCACCCCGTGCGAGTGCTGAAAAAGGGCAGCAGCGTCATCGGAAGAGTCGTCAAGTGGATCGGCGAGCCACCGCTTCCGAAGATCTTCGTCCGTGACGATGGCGGCATGGAACATGAGCGACGGTACTGCAACATCGGCAGAGACCCTGATCGGCGATCCCCCCCCCAAGTGATTGAAAATAAAGAGGATGCTGTGGCGTCAAAAGAAGACCGGATCGGCGAGCCACCACCACCGCCGAAGAAGAGGTGAAGATGTTTGAAGTCCAGCCAGTGAAGACGGCGCTCCATGAAGAGATAGAGCTGGGCCGAAAGGCCTCCAGCGCGGGTGAGGTGTTCCAGGTCTACGCGGGCATCTGTGTAGGCCTCTTTGCGCTCTGCTTCGGGGCTTCCATGTCTCGCGTGGGAGGCGACAGCGACTGGCAGCTCATGTTCATCGCCGGCTTCATCGCTGGCGTCGTCGTCGGTCTTTTGCCGTTCTTCCTCGCCCGTGCATGGGTGCTGGATCTGCGCCGTCGGCAGATGTACATGGATCGAAGTTAGGCCGCTCGCTAATTCCGGCGTGCGGAGAGATGATGGAGCCATGAACGCACCCTTTGCATGGCCGGGCGGCAAACGATCCCTCGTGCCAACCCTCTTGTCTCTTCTGCCGGAGTGATCGCCAACTACCCGATCAGCCTGCCGAAGGCGGCGTGATAGGCTTGATTCGTAAAGTTTGAGCGGAGGTAGCTATGAGCGACGGTACGGCGCTGCTGCAAGATGAGGCTCAAGAGGCATCGGAGCATACGCGTGGATTCGAGTACGCTCTCCGGAACGTGACGCTGGCGCTGACACGGCAGATCGACGGAGAGAGCAACGAGGACATCAAACTCGGCTTACGCATTGCCTTGAGAACTGTTCAGTCGTACAACGGCTTCCTCTCGAAATAAACAGACACCCGAACAGAGAGGCCCGGCGCTCACGCGTCGGGCCTCTTTGTTTGTAATGTGCGCCATCTACTGCTGGTGGGTCTGCTGCGGCCAGTGCGCCGCTGGGCGTGGCTTCGCGCCTATACTCTCCAACCTAATCGGTCCACCCATCCTGATGCGAAGAAAGGAGAAGGTGTGGCCGGATGTCCAGAGCGGGCAGGCCTGCGTGCCGAATTGAATCGGGCGCAGGCACCTGATGCCTGACTAAGGAGAGGATGCGATGGCTAACGAAACGACCGGCGTACCACTCGACCCCCGGCTACCCGTCCCAGGAGAACCTGCCTGGATGGCCATCGCCCGCGCCAGGATCGGCCTGCAGGAGGTGCGCGACAACGCCACCATCGTGGGCTGGGCGAAGTCGCTCAAGGGCTGGATCGCCACCTATTTCAAGAACGCGCACATCACTCCCTGGTGCGGCCTCTACATGGACAAGTGCCTGACCGACGCCGGCTGCAAGACGCCGCAGGACAAGAGCCTGGCGGCGCTGAGCTGGCGGTTCTGGGGCAAGCCGGCGACGGGCGTCCCCGGCGCGGTGCTGGTCTTCCAGCGCCCCGGCGGCGGGCACGTCGGCTTCTACGTGGCCGAGGACGCCGAGGCGTACCACGTCCTGGGCGGCAACCAGTCAGACTCGGTCTCGATCACCCGCGTCGCGAAGGCGCGGTGCGTGGCTATCCGCTGGCCGTATGAATCCACCCCCGCCGGCAAGCCGATCCTGCTCGCCGCCAACGGTTCGCCGCTCTCGGCGGACGAGGCCTAGCTGCAAATCGGCAAATTGGCCAAAAAGGCAATTTGCACCATCCAGACCCACGGCCTAACGGCCACAAGGAGAACGCACTATGACCACCATGATGCAGATGCTTTACACCCGCGAGGTCAGTCGATACAGGGCGATGCGCGTCAACAGCTTCGTCGCCCTCTTGATGCTCGTACTCTGCGTGCCGATGTTCACCGGCTGCACGCCGGCACAGCAGCAGACGACGCTGCAGATTGTGACGGCGATCAACGGCAAGATCCCGGAGATCGTCGCCGGTGCGGACACGGTGGCCGCCACGATCGAGATGCTCGCGCCCAGCGATGCGGCGCTGATCGCGACCTGCGACGTGGGCTTCGACACCCTGGCCAAGAGCCTGCAGGCGATGACGGCCGCGTACATCGCCAACCCCAGCGCGACGACGCTGCAGCAGATCCAGTCGGCCCTCAATGCGCTGATCGGGAGTATCACCACCGCGACCCTGAACGTGGACGGGATCAAGGATCCGGAGAGTCTGCGGCTGGCCAAGGCGGCGCTCAGTCAGTTCAGCACGGCGGTGACCTTCGCCTTCGCGCTGATCGCGCCCACCGAGAGTCACGCGGCACTGCTGGAGCTCCAGCGTACGCACGCGATTCAGGTAGCGGTCTTGCGGCGCAATCTGGACGAGCCGAAGCTGCGGCGCGACCTGGCCGCGCAGGGCGTCGACCTGGACCGGGCGATGGCGCAGGCGGAAGCGGCAGGTTTCTAACGAGCTCGGCCGTGCCCCATGGGTGGCGGCCGGATGTAGCGGGCCTGGCCGGAGGTTGCAACCACACCCTCCGGCCCCAGAGTGAAGGGGTGCCATGTTCCTGGGTGCGCGTGAGCCGGTGCTGCCTGTAACCGACGAGCGCAGCTGGGAGACAGGGTGCGCCGGCAAGGACAGGTATCCCTCCGAGGCTGCGGCCGAGGCGGACCTGAAACGCATCAAGGCCGAGGGCCGCCTGCACAAGGCCTGTTGGCTGGAAAGCTACCAGTGCAGTAGCTGTACGGAGTGGCACATCGGCAACAGCCGGAGGTTGAAGTGAGCGATCGTACGTGGATCAAGAGCGGAGAGGCGACCCCCGACCGGGCGTGTACGGTGCGGGTTCTCGTCGATTGGCGAGATCCAGTGAAAGTCTTCGAGGTCGACGCGGAGTGGGTTGTGTCTCCACACGCGACCCGGTACGGAGGCTACTTCTCATTCTTCTTGTTCGGCGATCGGTTCGAACGCCCGCTCGGGGAAGTCTTGGCGTGGCGATATCTAGATGGAGAGGAGCAGGCCAAGTGATTACAGCAAAGTTGACGCCGGCGAAGTTCCAGGAGCTGGCCGGGAAGTTGGAGCAGGAAGAGGGTCTGACGCTGACCGGCAACGCCGGCAGGCTGCAGAAGAACGGCGTCACGGCCGACTGGAAGTACGACGGTGCGAACCTGACGATCCAGGTCACCCACCACCCCTTCATCGTGTCGAGTTCGTTCTGCGAGGGAGAGCTGAAAACAGCCCTCGCCGAGCAGGGTGTGGTCTGCCAGTAGCCAAATAAGGCGCGCCAGCCCTGACAGGCATATTTCCGGCCCACGGCGGGCCATCACAGAAAGCGAGTTGGACGATGAAAGCGACCCTCACCAGCCTCCTCGGCTGGCTCTCCGGCAAAAAGACCTACCTGCTCGCCGCCATCCTCCTCCTGACGGTGGGAGTTTTCGTCTTCCTCGGCCGCCTGACGCCCCAGGTTGCGATGACTGTCGCGCTGGTCTTCCTCGGTCTGTTCGCGGCCAGCTTCCGCGACGCCCTGGCGAAACACCAGGCGCAGGTGATTCAGTTCCTGGAGGACACCGCCCTGGTCGGCAAGCTGACGTTGGCGAAGAATGGGAAGGCGGCTGCCATTGCCGGCGTGGCCCTGGCGACTGACGCCTCCGAGCTGGTCGGCCAGATCCAGGCCGAGCAGGCTTCGGCGGGAGTTTCTGCAAAGTGACGACCCCTGCGTCCCAAGATGTCGTCGTCGCGCCGGCCAAGCCGTCCTTCGCAGACCAGCTGCGTCAGTCCGCCGTGGTTGGCGGCGGGATCGCGGGAGGTCTTCTCGGGGTAGGAACGATTGGCTGGTCGATTGTTGAGCTCCTCAAGGAGGAGCCGGGTATCTGGTCTAGGCTTCTGGTGCAGTGGGGACCGTGGGCATTCTTCTCAGCCCTGTGTGTGTGGTGCCTGAACACCTGGATACTCGCGAACATCCGAGCGCGCGAGCGGACGGATGAGCGCTTGGCGGTTGTGTTTGACCGAGTAGCTGCCGGGCTGGAGCGCTCGGCGAAGGCGGCTGAAGAGAACGCCGAGGGAGTCAAGCGGTCCGCTATGGCCGCCGAAGAGAACGCGGCCGGCGTGAGGGCGATGGCCGCCGCACAGCAGCAGGCGGCCGACAAGGATGACCGCCAGATGCAGGAGTTGCAAACGCTGACCTCCTACACCTCTCAGGAGTCGGAGCGGCAGTCTGGGGCTCTCCGCCATATCGCCGAGGTCACGGCGAGCAACTCAGAGGGTATCAAGAAGATTCTGGAGCGGCTGGACGATCGGCAGCCCGTAGACATCGGTTCCGTGGTCAATGCAGCGATCACCGAATACAGACGCAATGAACAGGCGCAGGGGGCCTAGATGGGTATCGCAACCGTAGCTATGATGAAGCGCCTTCGTGGCCGCATCCTTCTCCTGCTCTGCACGAACCACGACGACCAGGAGTCGCGGCTGGACAGCAGCGCCCTCTGGAGCGTGCTGTTCAACCGGATGCGGTTCGACGTGAGTCGCGACCAAGTCTTGACCTGCCTGCAGGACCTGAAGGGTCGCGGCTACATCGATTTCATCCAGCAGCGCGACTATGACAAGGGCAAGACCTACATCGTGATGATCGAGCTGTGCCCGAAGGGGCGCGACCTGCTCGAGGGCACGATTGAAGATGCCGCCGTGGAGCTTTAGCCATGGCCAAGACAAAAGGAACGCCCCGGCCAAAGACTGGCGAGCCGCGCAAGACGAAGCAGCCGCTATTGATCGACCTGCTGCCCGTAGAGGTGCGGGATACGATCCTGTTCCTCCACAACACACGCGGCAAGAGTTTCGAGGACATTGCCGCCTACTCGGCCGAGCCGGTTGGGCCTGGCAAGCTCGGCTTCATTCGCTGGTCGAAGCTGCCACCGGATGTGCTGGCGCAATTCCCAGAGCGCCGACTCGCACGGACCACGCTGCATCGCTGGCATGACCTTCGGTTCGCCCAGGACAAGAAGGACATCTATGCCCGGTCGGCGATGGCCCGCGAGATCGCCGATGCGTTCAGCAAGTCGGTGGTCGAGGGAGGCAATGGCGCGGTCCTCGCTGCGGCGCGAGACACCTTCATGATCGCCATGTCGGAAGATCCAACGGCCGCAGGCCGTGCCAGGGCGGCGAAGTCGCTGATCGCCTTGGCGGAGGTGATGCAGACCGCCCGCGCCAACGACATCAAGGAGCGGAAGGTTGCCGTCGATGAACGGAAGTTGAAGGCAATGGAGGAGCGCGAGCGGCTTTCGATGGCGAAGCTCCGCGCCGAGGCCGACAAGCTCAAGCGGAAGGCGAAGACGGGGAAGGTCACCCCCGAGGACATGGACCGCGTGTACGAGCGCGTGTTTGGGCCGAAGCCGGCTCCGACCGAGGCGGCGGCCTGATGGCGACCAAGAAGGCAGCGACGAATAAGAAGAAGGTGCGCGTGGCGGCGAGCCGCGCGCTGCCTCCTGAGGAGCGCTCGATACTGAAGCGCACGCGGAAGGCGGTAGCCGCTGGCGTGATCGCTGCTGCGGTCGCCGTCGGTGTAGCGAACGGTTCACCGGCACACCAGAGTCCAACGCACGCGGTGATGCCGCTGCGTGACTACCAGCACCGCTGGGTGAATGACCACTCGCGCTTCAAGATCGCGGTCAAGTCAGCACGCATCGGCTTCAGCTTCGCCACGGCGCTGGAGGCCGTGCTCGACTGCATCGAGCACCCCGGTTCCACCTGGACCGTGCTGTCGGCCTCGAAGGCGCAGTCGGTCGAGTTCATCAAGACGTGCAGCGACCTGTTGAAGCTGATCCAGGGCACGGTCGAGCTGTACGAGGATGAGGACTTCTGGGATGAGCTGGGCAAGTATGAGGCGATCCAGCAGCGCGTCTCGCTGCCGAACGGCGCTCGCATCATCGCCCTGGCTGCCAACGCGCGCACGGCCCGCGGTTACCCCGGCAACGCCATCCTGGATGAGTTCGCGCACCACGACGAGAGCTACGCCATCTGGGCGGCGATCACGCGGCAGGTCTCGCTCGGCCACAAGGTGCGCATCCTCTCCACGCCGAACGGCGAGCAGGGTAAGTTCTACGACATCTGCAAGGAGCTGGGCCTCACCGAAGGCGAGCCCGAGCACAACTTCCAGATGTACAAGGGCTACTCGATCCACTGGATCAATGTGGAGATGGCCGTCGCGCAAGGTTGCCCGATCAACATCGCGGAGATGCGGCAGCTCATCCAGGATGAAGACATCATCCAGCAGGAGTTCTACTGCGTCTTCCTGAAGTCGACAGGGGCGTGGTTGCCGATCGATCTCATCCAGCGTTCCGAGAGCGCCCAGGCCTCGATGCAGTGGCCTTCCGGATACACAACGCCGCCTGCCGACGTGCTGTCCCGCGTGAAGGTAATCGACGCGCACTCCGGGGCAGTCACCTACGAATGGTGGCCCAAGCCGTATCGCGCGTCGGGCAACCTCTACGGCGGTATCGATGTGGGCCGCGTTCGTGATCGTACAACCATGTGGATCAAGGAGGACATCGGCAGTGGCGTCCTTCGAACCATCATGGTCATTGCGCTGAGCGGAGTTACCTTCCCGAAGCAGGCTGAGATGCTGGCTCCATTCGTTCGACTTACGTATCGCACAGCTCTCGATTCGACGGGCATGGGTATCGCCCTCTTCGATCTCCTCAACGTGCTGGCGCCTGGACGGGTGATGGCGGTGAACTTCGCCGGCAGCTCTCGCCTTCGCAACGAGAAGCGCGAGAGCGCGCGTGGCACCAGCGCGGTGGAGGACGGCGCGGTCAACATGAAGACCGATCTGGCTATCAAGCTGAAGCGCTCCATGGAAAGCGACAAAGAGCAACTGCCTTACAACCTGGATATCCGGACGGAGCTCCAGGCCATCAAGCGCGTGCCCACAGCAACGGGCGTCACCTTCGATGCTCCGCGCGTCATGATCGAAACGGGTGTCGCCGGGGGGCCGAAGCAGAAGGGGTATCAGCACGCCGATCACTTCTGGGGTTGCGCTCTGGCCACGTACGCCGCCCAGGGCGTAGCTATCTCCACCGACTTCACCATACGCGGCTCCGGCACCACCTACGCCACCTCCCGAGGCATCCTGTAATGATCCAGACCGATACCGTCGAAACGCTTGCTCCGCCCGTCGGCGACAATACGCCGGCACCGCCCGAGAAGGGCCGCCTGGTCACGCCCGACATCCTGTTCCTGAACCAGGGCAGCACCTACCGCCTGGGCGCGGCGTTCTCCGGCACGGCCGACCCCACCACCGTTTGGCGCCAGATGAACGACGATCTCCCGCTGGCGATGATGTACTACCGCGAGCTGGAGGAGAAGGACGACGACATCGGCAACGCGATCGCCGAGGTGAAACTCTCTGTGCTGAAGCGCGGCTGGCAGATCCAGCCCGGCGACGACTCGCAGCAGGCCGAGGACGCGGCCGTGTTCATGCGGCAGCAGCTCGACAAGCTGCCCGACTGGCGTAACTCGGTCGACAACATGCTCGACGCGCCGTTTTACGGTCACACGATCGCGGAGCTGATCTTCGATACGTCGATGGGGCAGGCCGGACTCATCGACATCGTGGACTGCCCGCAGGAGCTGTTCTGCTTTGCGCCGTACGGCTATCCACAGATCGGCCAGATCAAGCTGAAGCAGTACATGGGAGCGTCGGACGGGGAGCTGGTGCCGGAGTCGAAGTTCATTACCTTCACCAGCCGTAGCCGGCACGGAAACCGCATGGGGCGGCCGCTGCTGCGGAGTATCTTCTGGGCGAGCTGGTTCAAGCGGAATGACCTGCGCTTCTGGCTCCGCCTTGCGGAGCGCGGGCCAGGGACCGCCGTCGTCAAGCACGCGGACGGAGCCAACGACTCCGACCGCAAGAAAGCACTTCAGGCTGCAGAGGCACTCATCAACGACGTGGCGATCGCGGTGCCGGAGAGTTTCAACGTCATGACCGAGCTGCTGAAGAGCGCGCGATCGGCTGACCCGGCCACCTACGAAAAGCTCTACGAGAAGCTAGACGAGAAGATCTATCGGCGCATCGTCGGTGGCACACTCACCAGCCATGGCAGCAGCGGAGGCCATGGCACTCAGGCGCTCGGAAACGTACATCAAGAGACGAAGGAAGAACGCTCCCTGGATCTCTGCCTGAAGGCGGCGACGGTCATCAATCGCAAGCTTTGCCAGCCGCTCACACTCTGGAACTTTGGGCCAGACTGCCCGGTGCCGGTGTTCAGCTTCATCATCGCGGATGAGGCGGACAAGGGCGAAGATGTCACCACAATGGACACCCTGCAGGGATGCGGGCTCGATATTCCGAAGAAGTGGGCTTACAGCCACTTCGAGATCCCGGTACCGGAGGAGGGCGAGGAGGTTCTGCAGCGGCCGGCCGCTCCGCCGCCGAACATCATCACCCCAGCGGGCACGCCGGACAAGCCGCAGTTCTCCGACGCTCAGCAGCGCCAGGTCGACCTGGACCGCGACGAGCTGGACCGTCTCTTCGGCGAGCTGCGCAAGGATGCGCTGCGGGCGACGGGTGAGCAGATCGGCGCGATCGCCACCAGCGTGGAGCACAGCCACCGCCTCGTGAGCAAGTGAGCCGGCTCATTCCCAATCCGCAGGTGAAGTCGCTGGGCGAGCAGCTGGCCCGCGCGCAGGCCGGGGCCAACATCCTCGGCCGGCTCGCCGTGCTGCGCAGCTCCGCGCGTAAGACCTCGGCACCGCTGCGGTTCAACGCGGGATCTCGCCTGGTCGCCTTCAGTGACCAGGCGCAGAACCAGAGCATCCAGATCTACACGTCGTTCGACATGCCGCAGACCGGCGCGCTGGAGTATCTGCGCAACCTGACGCCGGTGACCCGGGACGTCTTCGACGGCCTGACGAAGCAGTACCAGAACGACAGCTTCACCGTCGCCGGCGTGAGCGATCAGCGCATCCTGCAGCGCATCCGCGACGAGCTGGGCCAGGTGGTGGCTGCGGGCGGCACGCCGGCGGACTTCCGCGCGGCCGTGGCGCATCTCCGCAGCGAGGGCGGCATCGAGGACCTCTCCGCGCTGGAGATCGACAACGTCTTCCAGAACATGACGCAGAAGGCGTACGCCTCCGGCCGTTATGAGCAGATGAACGACGACAGCGTGCTGGAGGCGCTGCCGTACTGGCAGTTCTGGACCGTGGGCGATGACCGCGTGCGGCCGGAGCACCGCATCCTGGATATGTTCTGCGCGCTGGCCATCGATCCGGTATGGCGTAAGATCTATCCACCATGCGGTTGGGGCTGCCGGTGCTCGGTAGTGCCGATCGGCGCGGACGAGGCACCGAAGGGCAGCGACGACGGCGGTCTGGAGCGGCTTCCGCTGCTGGCGTTCGAGAAGGTTCCGCCTGTGGGATTCAACACAATCCTTGCTGTTTAGGCTGCTGAGACGGTCGCAGACGTAGCCCCCGCGTCAACATGTGCGCCATCTGCTGCGACTGAGCCTGCTGCGGCCAGTGCGCCGCTGGGCGTTGGCTCGAAGCCCTAATCTCCATTCTGTGAACAGTACCCCCACTCTGAACGGGCAGGAGCTTGAGCTCTTCCGCGTAGGTGACTATGGCTCCAAGGGCCGTTACACCGCAGCGGATATCGCGGGCGTCGTGCAGCGGTACTCCGCTGCCGGCGAGTCTCCGATCGCGATCGGTCACCCCAAGACGGATGCCGAGCCTGCGTTTGGCTGGCTGAAGGCCGTGCGCTTCGATGGCCAGGTCCTCCATGGAACGCCGGGCGACGTCCACTCGGTGCTCGATCAGGGCTGGCAGAACAAGATGTACCGTAATCGGTCCATCGCCTTCGGCCGCGATCCCCAGGGACAGCTCTACATCCACCACGTCGCCTTCCTCGGCGCGGTGCCCCCGGTCGTGCAGGGTTTGCGCGATGCCAAGTTCAGTAACGACCCGTACGAAACCGTCGCATTCAGCGACTCAGGAGAAGACATGCCCAACGAAGCAGACGTGAAGAAGACCGTGCTCGATACACTGCGCGAGTTCTTTAGCTCGAAGGAACAGCAGACGCAGACCGTCGACACCGAAGCCATCACCGCTTCGGTCACCAAGGCTGTGGAGGCCAAGTTCTCCGCAGACCTCGAAGCTGAACGCGCCGAGCGCAAGCGCGTCGAGGCTGAGTTCGCCACCCATCGCCAGCAGTTCGCCGATGGCGGAGCGAAGGCCCGCGTGGATCTTACCATCGCCGACTTGAAGACCTCCGGTGCGTGGGTGCCCGCCTACGACAAGGTTGGCGTGCCTGAGCTGTTCTCCGCGCTCGCCAAGCAGACCGAGACGATCACGTTCTCGGACGCCGCCGGCGTCGAGAAGAAGCTCGACCTGGTCACCGCCTTCTCGGACACGCTGAAGGCTGTCGGCAAGATCGTTCCGGCCGGGCAGCTCTTCTCGGCCACCGCGTCGGTCACGAAGACGGCCGCCCCCGATGCCAACGGCGCAGAGGTCGATCCAGCCTCGGTCACCTTCTCGGAGATGGTGCAGAAGTTCTCCGACGACAACAAGGTGCCGTACACCGTGGCGTACGCGGAGCTGGTGAAGCAGGGCAAGCGCCCGCCTTCGGCATCGACCGCAACCGGCGCAGTCTAACAAGATCCACCGAAGCCGCTTTCACAGGGCTATGACGCAGCAAGGGCGGCCCACCGTTGGGCCGCCTGCACCACAAATTCAAGCGACGAGGTTTCACCATGGCACGCACCGTAGGCCCGGCAGGGCCGATCAACGAGAAGACTTACGCGGCCCAGAGCCAGATCACGCGCGGCTACTTCGTCGCGAAGGGCACGGCGGACGGCACCTGCACCGCGATCACCGCCGCAGGCCAGCAGTCCATCGGCCTGGCGACGATGGAAGGCCCGGTCGACGCGGCCGGCTATGCGATCCCGGTCACGCGCATCGGCGACGGCGTCGCTATCGCCGGCGCTGCGATCCCCTTCGGTACCTACGTCAAGGTCGACGCTGTGGGTCGTCCGGTTCCGGTGGTCGGCACGGTAGGCGGCGGCGAGCAGATCGTCGGCCGCGCGGAGTCCACCGCGTCCGCCCTCGGCGACGAAGTTGTGATCTTCGTTCTCCCCAGCGTCCTGTAGCGAGCTATCCCCGCGCAATGCCGGTCGCGATCGCGGCGGCCGGCTGATGCGATACAGCGAAGGGCCGTGAGACTCGGCCCACACCTTCACCCTCGGTGTGAGCCGAGGTAACCCAAAGCTCAAGGAGCTCCGCACCATGCGCGTATCGACCGCAAATCTGATGGGCCAGTTGGACATGGCCCTCTCCAACTACGCGAAGGGGTATCGCAACGCGGACCACATCACGGATCTGTTGTTCCCCCGGCTGGAAGTCGTTCGCCAGCGCGACGTGTACTGGATCTACGGCAAGGAGAATCTGCAGCTCACCGAGCAGACGCTTCGCGCCACCGGTACCGGAGCGCAGGAGACCCGCTTCTCACTCTCCACCGGCGCGTACTTCGCCGCCAGCCACGCCCTCAAGTCGGTCGTTCCCGACGAAGATCGGATGGCCTACACGGTCGGCGACCTGAACATGGACTCGGTTCAGTTGAACCAGGACAAGATCCTGCTCGACCGCGAGTACCGCGCCATGCAGCTGGCCACGAACCCGGCGAACTACGTCAGCAGCAACACCGTCGCGCTCTCCGGCACGGCGCAGCTGGACAACGCCGCCAGCGACCCGCTCCTGCTCGCCGCGACTGCCCGCAAGACCATTGCGCAGAATGGCGCGGTGAAGATGAACACGCTGGTCCTCGGCTTCGATGTCGCCGAAGTCCTCCGCCGCCATCCCGCCCTGCTGCAGCGCTTCCAGTTTGTGACGATCACCGGCTCGCTCAGCGATGAGCAGCTCGCGACCGTCTTCAATGTGGACAAGGTTGTGGTCGGCGGTGCCGTCACCAACAGCCCCACCACCGGCCTCAACACCTTCGTGTGGTCGAACTTCATGCTGTTCGTCTACGTGACGCCCACGGTCGGCAAGGCCGGCCTGCTGAGCCCCGTCGGCGCGGAGGGCTCTGTCGGCCCGAAGCAGCTGAGCTACGGCAAGAGCTTCACCTGGATCGGCGGCCCGGAGACGGTCGGCGGCTACGGCGTCACCATCGCCCGCCACCCCGACGCCAGCGCCAAGTCCGACGTGGTCTCGGTGGACTGGTACTCGGATGAGCAGATCACCGCCTCCGACGTCGGCTACCTGGTCACCAACGCCCTCGCCGCCAACAACTAGCAACCTGCATCGTTGAGGGGCGGCCGCAAGGCCGCCCACTCGATCTACCAACCTGCCCCGACCCCGGAGATCCCCATGGCCACCAAGAAAGCAGCAAAGAAGCCCACCGCCGACGTCGCCACTGGCGAAGCAACCACGTACAAGGTGCTGCGCCCCGTCAAGCATGACGGCGACGACTACCTGCCGGGCGACTCGATCGACCTCACCCCCGACCACGCCGGCCACCTGCTCGCGACCAAGGCCATCGAAGTCGACGCCGTCGCTGCTGCCGTCGCCGCCGCGCTTGCACCCGCTGTTGAACCCGCCGCCTAGACCCGATGGCCTACGCGACCCAAGCCGACCTGGTACCAGCCCGACTGTCGCTCGGTGACCTCATCGAGCTCACCAGCGACGCGGGCAACCTCAATATTGCGGCGTTGCAGGCTGCGTTCGTCGATCCTTCGACGACGACAGACCCAAACATCCTCGCGATCTTGACGGTGGTACAGGCCGCCCTGGACAAGGCTTCGGCCACGGTGGACGCCTACTGCGGGCAACGGTACCAGACGCCGCTGCAGCTAAGCGTCCTGGTCGTGGAGATCACGGTCGACCTGGCACTCTTCGAGCTGGCCAAGCGCCGGCGCGATACGCGGCCGAACGAGACCTGGACCGAGGCGAAGGACATGGCGATGAAGCTGCTGGCCGATGTCTCGAACGGCAGGGCCTCCCTCGATCAGCCGGTCAACGCGACCGCTCCGCAGACCAGCTCCGCCGATGTCACCGTCACCCACGAACGTCAGCGCTTCGACGATCGCAACCTTCGCGGCTTCTGCTAAGCCCGAGAAAGAACGCCCGACCTGATGCCCGACGAGATCGTCAAAGTCGAAGATGGAGCTGTGAAGCTGGCCCTCGGCCGCTTCGCGCTTACGCTTCGCCAGCGGGCGTCGTTGTTGAAGGAGATCGCCGCCGCGCAGCTCATTAGCGTGCGGCGCACCTTCCGCGAGCAGGGCTCGCCGGCGGGCAGCTGGGCACCGCTGGCGGCCAGCACGCTACGCAACAAGAAGTCCAAGGCCTCCGCCGGCCGCATGATCCTCATCCTCTCGGGAGCGCTGCTGAACTCCATCCAGTCGTTCGCCACAGCGACGGGGATCGTGATCGGCACCAACCTGAAGTATGCGCGGGTGCAGCAGGAGGGCTCGAAGGACTTCTCCGGAGCTGCGATCGGGCCGCAGGCGAAGATCGCCGGCCGCAGCGTTACCGTGGGGATGTTCGAGCGGATCAGGCTGCGCGAGATCCACTACACCACCCGCGAGGTGACCGGCCGCGACGGCAAGACGCACCGCGTGCCGACCCCGTTGCGCTCCGGCTCCGGCCGCGTCGAGAAGGGCCAGAGCCGCAAGTACCAGGGGCCGCGCCAGCAGACCACCGAGCAGGTGGGCGAGCATGAGCGCCACCAGAACATCCGCCCGCGCCCGTACCTGGTCATCCGTCCCGAAGATCCAGCGCGGATCAGGTCGCAGGTGATCGCCTTCACGGTGCGCGCGGCCGTGCAGGCCGGGCTGCAGGCAGGAGGTGCGGCATGAGCCAGAACCTCTGCATCAACGCCGTGACCGACAACCTGGTCCAGGTGCTGACCTCCACGCTGCGGACGTCCTACGACGCCACCACGGACGTGCAGGAGTCCTCCAAACAGGACTTCAGCGAGGACGGCCAGCTCGTTCTGCGCAAGATCGCCGTCCGCGTGCGGTTCGGGCAGGAGGAGTGCGGCCCGACCCGCGACATCACGCGCACCACATACACCTCCAGCCTGAGCTACCAGATCGTTTGCCGGCATGAGAGCCTGCGCAGCAAGGCCGAGACGCGCAGCCGTTCACTGCAGCTGGTCTCGGCCGCAAAGGCCATCCTCGCCGGCACGCGGCTGCTGCTGCCCGATGGCACGCAGACGGACGGCATTCTGCTGCAGGGTGTCTTCCCGGTGAGCGACCAGTTTGGCCCCGTCGACGAGTGCTACGGCATCGCCATTGAGGTCACCGGCGTGACGCAGTACCCCGGCGATTACATCGTGCCCGGCTCGGCGCTGAACGAGGAAGGTGACCAGTGAAGACCAACCGCCGCGATCGGCCCGACTTTATCCAGGTGCAGCTCACGCCCGCCGGCCTCGCCTTCGCCGGCCAGGGGGCGACCGTACGCTTCGCCACGGCGCACATGCACTACGTCTTCACCGGCACCAAGCCGGTTGAGGTGCTGCGGCGGCCCGAGTGGACCACGCTGCAACGCCACGTCGACGCGCAGGGCAACCCGCTGCTGCAACCTTTTCTTCCCGCCACAGCTTCGGCCCCGGTCGAAGTGGCGGAGACCGTCAACCAAGTCCAGGAGGGCTAAATGGCCGACAACAGTTTCATCGTACAAAGCAAACTTACCCGTGAGCTCGTGCTCAGCCAGTATCGCCAGGCGGCCTGGGGCACGGCCATTGCGGCGGCCGACATGACGCGCATCCAGCGCTTCGACGGCTCCGCGGTGCTGGACCTCGGCACCGAGCGCCGCAGCGATCGCGGAATGTCCGGCAAGGGCTTCTCCTTCGCCACCAACTCGCAGCACACCATGCTCTCGTCCAAGTTTTCGGGCATCAAGGCCGAGCTCACGGACTGGTTGGCTGGTTTCGTGCTCGGCAACCTGATGGGCAGCGTCGTCACCACCGGAGCGGCCTCGCCGTACTCGCACCTCATCACCTTCGATGAGACGACGCGCTCGGCGATCCCGACGACGGTCTACCTGAAGGACACCGCCGACGTGGCCTACATGCTGATCGACATGTTCTGCACCAGCGCCACGCTCACGATCCCCGCCAAGGGCTCTGTCGGCATCGAGTGGGACATGCTGGGCACGGGCATCAAGACGCTCGGCGTCCTGGGCACCGCGCCGACGGTGCCCAATGAGACGTACATCATGGGCAGCGATGCGGTGGCCTCGTTCGGCCCCGTGGGTGCCCCTGTTACCTTCCTCGGTCGTTTTATGAATGCGACGATCAAGGTCGATAACCAGGGCGTGGTGCATGAGGCTCCCGGGGGCGGTCTCTACGGCATCTTCGGTCGCCGCTCAGACCCGAAGTTCAGCCTGCAGATGACCATCGCGGCCAAGGAGGTGGATGACATCTTCACCCACTACGTGGCTGACGACAAGGTCACCTTCGCGCTGCCGATCCTTACCTCGGCGAATTGCGCGATCACGCTGAACATCCCGTCCTGCAATCTGAAGACGACCAAGCTGGGCTTCGACGGCGACATGCCGATCTGGAACCTGGAGACGGACGAGACCACCAGCTATCAGAACGGTGGCGTGCCGCCGATCTCGTTTACCGTCGCCAGCACCCAGCCGACGTTCATGACCGTCGCTCCCTAAACCCTTCACCGCCGGGGATGGCTCGCTGTCCCCGGCGCGCTTCAAACTCTTCTCCGCAGTATCCGCCGCATCCTACAGCGGCGATTCGAGACCCGCACCTGCCCTGGCAGGATCTACGCGGGTCTCAGGCACGGCAGGTTCCTCCAACCTGGGCAGCACAGCACAACCCATCCTGTTTTACCCCAGAGGAAACCCATGTTGATCGATCTCGCAGCTCCGCGCATCTTCGCCTTCGAGGAAGGCAAGCGTAAGTACACGCTCACCACCAAACCCATTCCCGAGAAGCTCTGGCTCAAGTACTTCGCCGGCATCGTCTCCACGCAGGAGGTCAACAAGGCCGGCGACGTCTCCAACACCTACGACTCCACCGGCGCGCGGCTGGAGCTGCTGCAGGCCGTGTTGATTGATGCCACGGGATACACGCCCGAGGGCCAGTCGATCACCGGGATCGACGGATGGCAGGGCAAGCTGCCGATGGCGCACCGACGCGCTGTGGGCGATCTACTGACGGCCGTGGCTGCGGTCCCGAACGCTGCCCTGGCCGACGATGAGTTCCCCGCGCTGGGCACCGAGACGGTGACGCTGAAGGCGACCTGGACCGCGAACGACGCCGGCCGGATGCACGAGATCGGCGGTCTGCGGCACATCTTCAGGTCGCCGCTGGCGGACCACCAGAAACGCTACTCGCGGGCGATGAGCCGGTCGGTGGTGGTGGGCGGATCGCGCACCGGGCAGACGCGCTGGCTCGGGGCGCAGGATGTACTCATCGAGATCTACGACGAGCTGATTCAGGCGGTGGAGGGATACACCTGGGAAGGATCGCCGTTGACCGTCCTGGACTCGATGGATGCGTACCACAAGGTGGCGGCCGCCACGGCGTTGTTCACGCCGGTGGAGATCGCCGACGAGGAGGCGCTGGCAGCGTGATCCTGGTCTCACGAGATACGAAGGGGTTGCGGCTCGCGCTCGGGCAGATGTTTGAGCGCGAGCACGACCTCTTCCGTCTCGAACCGGAGCTGAAGGGCAAGGAAGAGGCCCACCAGGCGCGGCTGATGGCCTCGGTGACCAGGGTGACGCTCTCACCAGGCTACGAGAAGTGGGGACAGCACCTGATGCTGCTGGAGCGCCAGCACAAGCTGGGTCTGGCGCTGGGTGAGTTGCTGGCGGACGAGGTGACCGGCCTCGGCATCCTGGACGAGGTGCGCGGCGCTCACCGCTACCGTCACCCGTACTGCTACGCCTGCGGGATTCCCCAGGACAACCGCTTTCTGCTGGAGTGCGTGGACTGCGGCGCGAAGTACAGAAGGAAGGGACGCTGATGGCAGATAACTCGACGGTCAAGATCACGATCGACGTCATCGACGCCAACAGCGGCCAGGTCGTTTCAACGATCACGAAGAACCTGCAGGGCATGGGCGATGCCGGCAAGTCGGCGGGTGAGAAGATCGCCGCCGGCGCAGATCAGGGCCGCGACGCTCTGAACGATGTAGGCGCCGCCGGAGAAGCGGCTGGTAAGAAGATCAGCAAGGGCATGGGCGATGCCGGCGCGCACACGCTGACGAACCTCGACTACGTGCGGCAGCTCCGCGACGACCTCGGCATCCGCATCCCGCGCTCGATGGAGAAGGTCATCTCTCAGAGTGCGTTAGCGAGCCAGGCGATTGGGATGCTCGGGAGCGCGTTGATCGGCTTGGGGGCTGTCGAGATCTTCGCTCGCATGGGTATGGCTGCCTACGAGTTCTATAAGCGGATTTCGGACGTCACCGAGGCTGTTCAAAAGTACGCCGTGGCAGCGGCGCAAGCCGGACAGCAGAAGCTATTCGATACAGCGTCACTTGAAACGGCCAGGGCACTCATCTCGCAGACGGCCGACGACCTGGATGCGCTGGAGAAGAAGAGGAAGCTTGCTGGGGTGGGACAAGACGGCAAGGGCAGCGTTCTGCAATACATCAACTACGGGCTCGACAATGACTTTCACGCTTACACGAAGACCGATGATAAGAAGGCGGCCGAAGCGCGTGCTCAGCTAGACATGGCACGGGAGCGGACACGCCTTCTGGAGTCGCAGGGGCAGATGGAGACGCTGCAGGCCGAGAATGCAACGAAGTCCGTTGGGCTTGTGGGCGCGGCCGCGAGAGCTGCGAAGCGGGACGCTGAAGATGCCATCGCCATGCTGAAGATGCAGCAGGCCCAGGCGGATGAGCAAACCCACTACCAGGACAGCATGAAGGCCCACGCCCTGGCTCTGGCATCCGGAAAGAAGGGCGACGATCTGCCGGCCATCTATAAGCCAGACCCCAACGCTGGCGTGGCGGCGTACGGAGATGCAGTACGTAATGCAGGTGATACCTACTCAGCTGAGTCGGCTGCGGACGCACGAAAGCAGGCCGAAGAGACGCGTCACATTCAGGCTGAGGCTCAAAATGCGGGTCGCCAGGGTGAAGCGAAGTATATGGGCGAACGCGATGAGCAGCTTCGCCTGCTCAAAGAGAAAATGCGCGATACCGAACTGTCGCCGATCGAATACATGAAGCGCGTGGCGGCCGTGGAGCAACAGTACAGCCAGGAGCGGTTGAAGCGGCTGGAGAACGAGCACGCTGAGACCGCACGGATGCAGTCCGAAGCGGCGTCCGGTGGGAATACCGGCATGGCCCGCGTCGACGTGCAGACGACCACGCGCCTGGCGTCGATCGCGAAGGAAGCTCCGGGCTTCAGCGATCCCGCGACGCGGGCCGCCCGCGAGGCTGCGGCACGGCAGCAAGGCCAGCAGGAGCAACAGAGGGAGGCTGCGGCCTTCAGCGAGCGCCTCTCGCAGTATGAGGACGGCCACGCCGACCGTTCGGAGTCGGCGAACGATCGCATCGAAGCGCAGACGAAGAAGACGATCGCCGAGATCGAGAAGGCGTGGAAGGAAGAGTACGGCGGCCTCGATGCTCTCGATCAGCGCCGCGTGCAGTCGCGCCAGGCCGTGAACGAGGCCGAGGCGAAGATCCAGGCCGACGCCGCTCAACAGATCGCCGATGCGCGCAAGACACTGCTCGACCAGACCATGAAGGTGGAAGACGAAGGCCGTCGCATGGGGCAGAGCAAGGAGCGCGAGCAGACGCAGGCCGTGATCGACGAGTACAACGAGCGGTCCCGCGCGCTCGACGAGCTGGCCAGCAAGGACGCTCAGAACGCCGACCTGTACAGCCGCCAGAAGATTGCTGCGAAGGAGATCGAGAACGGCAAGCTGCTGGACCTGGAGCGCCAGCAGCAGGAGAAGTTGGCGGGGATGCTGAAAGGCTTTATGGGCAAGCACCCGCTGGAGGCGCTGGAGAGACAGGGCGAAGAGATCTCCGGCAAGTATCTCTCGCAGCTGATCGGCAAGAGCGCCGCCGGCCGCGCCGCCACGACCAACGTCGTCGACGGCACGATGCCCGGCAAACACAAGAGCAAGATGCTGGATCTGGGGTCGAGCGCTCCGGCTATCACGCAAGCTGCAGACCCAGCCAAAGCGCCGCCGGTGGTAACTACCAGCAGCAACGTGAGCGCCGCCAGCACCACGCTCACGGCCAGCACGGCCGTTATCAACGTAGGGCAGGCGACGTTTACGGGCATGGGATCAGGCGGTGGTGGAGCGGCACTGCCGGCGCAGGCGATGTTGGCAGCGAGCGGCGGCGGACAGCACACCTCACCTGCGGCGATTGCCGCAATTACCGGGGGTGCTGGAGTGTCGGCGTCGCCCTCGGGCACCATCCGCGCAGCGGGTGACGCGGGTATCTTCGGTGCGGGCGGTGCGTCGTTCAGCAGCTCGGCGGCTGGTGGCAACATGGGGATGCTGCCCGGCGGGGATAAGGGATCGACGTCCTTCAGCGCTGACGTGCGTGCGGCCGCTGCGGGAACGGGTGATGTGTCGACGGCTGCACCTGGCATCCCTGGGATGGGTCCAGATGCAGGGCAAAACGCGCTCGCTTCCACCCAAAAGGCATACGGCATGGGCCAGAGCGTCGAAGACCTCGGGAAGACGCTCTACGGCGCGACCGGCTCACAGGCGGCTGACGGCGTGAAGAAGTCCAGCATGATGGACTCTAAGCTCGCTGGCCAGATCGGCACCGGTGTCGGCGGCGGTATCGGCATGTTCTCGGCCGTCGAAGGAAATGGTGGGTTTGGTGGTGCATTGTCCGGTGCCGGTGCTGGCGCGAAGCTGGGCAGCTTGGCCGGCCCCATGGGTACGCTGATTGGTGCCGGCGTCGGGGCCATCATTGGTGCGATCGGCTTCGGTGGAGCGCAAAAGGCCAAGGAATACGAGAAGAAGCAGGTGCGTCCGCGCATTGAGGCCGACGAGCTCGGATTCGGCATGGGCACCATCGACTACCAGTCTGCGTATGACGATCTAACGAAACTCGACATCGACGCCCGCAAGGCGACGCAGGCATGGGGTCCCGGTGGCACGGGCGAGTATCTGAACCGGATCTCGCCCGAGATCAAGGCCGCGATGTCGAAGCTGACCAGCGAACAGAAGAGCGGCCGCGCCAAGTACGGCATGACGGCAGCGCAGTTCGATATGGGTGGCCCGATCAGCGGCTTCGGCGACATGGCCACCAGCAGCACGAACGGCTGGATTCATGCCCAGCAGGGCGAGTTCGTGTTGCAGCAGCAGGCGGCGCTGAACCACTACCAGGCTGCGCAGCTCATCAACGGCGGTGCCAGCCACAGCGACATGGCGAACTACTACGGCGGCAGCCGCTCGGCCGGGCAGACCACGCAGCCGGCGGCGACCAGTGGGGACGTGAACATGCACTTCCACTCCCACGATCCGCGCGGCACGATGCAGTTGTTCATGGACAACAAGCATGTGATCCGCAAGGCGCTCAACGAGAGCTACGCCGAAAACTCCGGAGGTGCCGACCTTGGCTGAAGACGCGATTTTGAATGAAAGCGTGGCGTGGGACGAGACGCTCGACGACTCGATCGGCCCGGACTATGGGTTGGAGACGCTGCGGAAGTCGCAGCTCGCCGTGACGAAGCCGGCGTTCGGCCAGCCCTGGTCGCGCACCGTGGGCAACGGCGGCCACTCCGGGCAGTTCTCCTGGATCAATCGCTCACGCGCCACGATCGACAAGCTCATCCAGTTCGCCGAGCAGTATGAGGATGGCTTCTTCACCGTCATCGACCACGACGGTGGCGGCCGCCACTACGTGGGCAACTTCGTCGGCGACATGCCGCGAAGCCAGGCGGGCAACGACCGTTTCAACGTGCAGGGCTGGACGTTCGTCGAGATCCCCGGCTGCCCGATGTTGGAGTACCCGGCTAACTGGTCCACCTGGGCGATCATCCATAAGCCCTTCGACGACTACGGCGCTCCGCGCTGTGCGACCTCGGCGAACTGGACGCGGCCGGCCGCCGTCGCCGGCGTGCAGCCGAATCAGCTGCAGAATCTTGCGCCCACCGCCGGTGACTCGCTGACGTATGAGTATCGCGGCTACGGCTTTCAGCTCTATGCTCCGACCGGCCCCAGCTATGGCCTCGCGCAGCTCACGGTGGACGGTGTCTTCGTGCAGGCGATCGACCTGTACAGCGCCGCCGCTGCGGCCCCGGCCGTGGTGTACTCGAACGCCTCGATGCCGCTGGATATCCACCGCGTGCAGCTCGTACTGAACGCGACCGGCAACGCCGCGTCGACCGGCACCGGCATGGTGCTCGACAGCTTTCAGGTGATGCGATGA